TCATTCATAATTTCTTTGCATAATATGCTTAAAAAATCAGAGTCTAATTCTTCAGGTCCTTCAGGTCCCTCACCACCTTTACCGCCACCACCTTTAGTAAATGATTTCCATTTTTTTCCGAAATTTTTAAAAATGTATTCTTTTCCAATAAAACAAGTATTAAAAATTAATCTTATTATACATGCCGTATATATTGTATTATTATTTTTGTCTATTACTGATTGTGGTATAACTAGTTTATTTGCTTCCTTACATACATCTTTAATATGTGTTTCAATACTATTTTTCATTCCTGCGATTATACTATTTTTAGCTGCTTCACTTTGATTTCTTGCGAACATACTCTCATAACTATAAAGATAGTCTTTTGGGGCTTTGGGTGATTTTGGATTAAGACGTTGTCTAGCAGCCTCTAAAAATTTGTCTATTCCTTCTCGGTTGAGTGACCAACCTTTTGCGGTACCATTGCCAACTAGTGGAGGTTTAATAAAATTAAAATCTGATTTAGTTTGATTACACCAAGTGTGAGAAGCTCTTAATCCTTTTTGTATTAATATTGAATCATGAAAATGTTTTATCGTTGCCTTATAAGTAGGTTCTAATAACCCGGATAAATTTCCTATACCTGGCGGTAACACGTGCTCATCTTCACCACAAGCACTTAAAATTGTTGTTTTATATTTAAATATATAAACTGGAGTACCACATAACCAACAATCAGAACACACTTTTTTTTTAACAACATCTGGTTTCACACCTTTTTTTATTGTTATACCTTTTTTTTTTGCTAAAACTAACTTAAAATAATTAAACTCGGCACCATCAGTCAATTTTTTCTCTGCTCCGGGAATATCACTCCATGTTTTAAAATAATCTTCTGATGATGATTCTACACTTTCTTGTGTCGCCGTGGCCAAACTACTACCGCTGAATGTTAATAAACTTCTCATTTTTTTAGCTGCTATTGGACAAGGACCCATGTTAGCCCATTTATACATACAATTGAATATATCTTTTCTATCTACCTCTGGCATAAATAAATAATTGTATAATAATACTACATTAGGCATAGTTATTTGTGGATATCCTTTTGTTTTCATTAATTCTATTAAATTTTGAACTACTGTACTATAATTAGTTGCTGCTAATATTGTTCTAAATCCTGGTGTATGAGCAACATTTCTAGAATTATTTCTTAAATAATTCACTGTTGAAACAATACAATTATCTGTATATAATGCTTCCTTTACTTCTTTTGTAGTTATACGTTGTAGACCAGGTTGAGGAGGTAAAGCTGATGATGCTGATGAATTTTTAGATGGCATATATTATATATATATACATATATATATATAAATAGTATATGTATATGTATCTAAAATAAATTTTTGTTTTGCTTAATAAAAGTCAGCAGTATTATTTTTATATCTATCATTCATATCTAGTTTAGCATCATCTGTTATTTCACCACCTTTATATGGAAATAATTTCAATAAATTTGTATTATAAATTGAAAAATTAGGATTGTTACAATTCGCACCTATATTATTTCCTCCTCTAATTTTCTTACCTTTTCTTGTTTTTTTACTTTTTCTTGTTTTTTTACTTTTTCTATATATTCTTTTTGACCCACCTAAATCAGCAACAGTTAACTTTTTGGATTTTGCTTTTTTACTATTAATACGTCTATTCTCTAATTCATCTTGTCTATTTTGTCTTTCAATATCTTTTGGATCCATAGGTGTTGTTGGGAAACTTGTTATTATGTTATTTCGTTTTCTTTCTAAGTCAGCATTAACCCTTTTAACTTCGGCATTAATTCTCTCTCTTTCTTCTTCGATTCTATCTGCTTCAGCTAATCTTCTTAATTCAACAGCATCTGTTATAGGTGTTGTTTTCCATTCATATTTGCCTCTTCCACTTTGTTTTCTCATTTTCATACTTTTTTTCATTATATAATAATATACTATTATTATTTAACACTAGTTAAAATCATAATAATTTAATTAATTATTATGATTTTAGGTCTTAAAATCCACCAGGAAACCTGACGAGATTAGCACCAATACCAAAACCAGCACCGGACCTAGCAGTAGCACCCATAGATGGGATGTATGTATCTAAAATGCTAAAAGTAGCAGCGGCAGTTAAGCCAATTAAAATAATTTCCTCAATATTCAAAGAACGTTTAGGAATAGCGTAAGCAGCAATAGCAACCATCAAACCCTCGACAAGATACTTAATTATTCTTTTAACAAGTTCACCAACGTTAATTAATCCTTCCATTATAATAAATAAAAAGAAAAAAAATATATATTTGCGATAAAAAACTTAAATAATTTGCTTTAATTAAAGTAAAATGAATCATTCTAAAGAAAGAAGTTCTAAAAAATCTGGGTTTGAAAAAAAAATGAACAATGGAAAACAAAATCCTAAATATGTTGACTTACTTGAAGAAGATAAACCAATTGCTGGACAAAAATTCGCATGTGTTTCTTTTGTTTCTCCTGAAAATGTTTTAAAACAAAAAGAAATTTTCTTTTTCGAAGAATTCCTAAAGAAGTGGGATTTAAATAAATCTATGGAAAAATTTGTTCAGTTTTTAAACTTTGTTTCATATAAATATAATATGTCTTTTGATGACTTAACTAATGATTTTAAAGAGTTTGTTAAGGAGGAAAAGGAAACACTAAATAAAACAAGTATGAGAGACGAATACAAAACTTTTCTTGATAATAATGAGGAAGAGCTAGAGAAAGCATTTGGTATTAATAATCAGTTTCAGACTTCTACAAGAGGATTAAAGATTAGAGGAGTGTATCCAACTTTGGAGGAGGCTGAATTAAGATGTAAAATGCTAAGAGAAATTGACCCTAATCACGATGTGTATGTTGGTCCTGTTGGACTATGGATGCCTTGGGAACCTGAGGCATATAAGACCGGTCGTGTTGAATACATGGAAGATGAATTGAATCAATTGATGCATGAAAAGACCAAAAATGAGTCTAATGCTAAGTCTGCTTTTGACCAACGAGTTAAGGAAACAAAACAAAAGGCAATCGAAGAAAACATTAAGAATGCTGAAAAGTCTGGAAATACACTAACTCAATCAATTGACAATGAAGGTAATTTAATTGGTGTTACTAATTCTAGCACATCTTTTTCAAATGATAATGAAACAATTTCAGCTGCTGATATTCGGTCTGAACTTTTTGAAGGAGAGAACATTGTGGTTGGAAATACTGACCATGGACAAAGTGAGCTTATTAGCGGTCCTTTTGCTACCAAAAAGGATTAATAATACACTTTTAATAATTTATTAATTATTTTTATTAAATATTTTTTTAATAAAAATATATTTATTACCATTTTGTTTTTTTTACACTAATTTTGGGACCTTGCCCTCGTTTTTTTACTGAACCTGGGTCATATTTTTCTTCCTCATCGTCGGAATTACAACCTTTTGATAATTCCCAAAATTCTTTAGAGCCTAGTTTAAAATCATTATGATTCTCAGCTTTATACCAAAATACTTGTTCGTGTAATTTGTTGGATTTTGCATTATTATTAATAACTAAGCATTCATAATTTTCAGTACATTGGTCCATTACTTGACTAAATGCCTCAAATGTTGGAAACATACCCGCATAATTCTCATAAATTCTTTTTCTATTAGCAATATATGGCTCTCTTAAAATAAAAACATAATCAATATTAGTGCGAAGAGTTGGTGGAACACCAAGTGGATATTGCATTGTAATAATTAACATTACCTTCCAATGTCTGCCATTCATAAATAAAAGTCGCATCATTTTATCGCGCGCCCAGGTATTATCATACAAGCAATCATCTAAAATAACAAAGGCTCTTGGGTCTATTGTGGTGCGTTTATATGTTTCCATTTCTTTTTTAACTTGTTTTAAAACAGTTCGTTGTCGTTTTAAAATATTCTCAATAATAGCAGTATTATACTCATTATGAATAAATAGCTTAGGCACCATTTTTCCATAAAATCCGTTTCCTTCTTCTGTCCCAGCAATAACAGTCCCAATAGGAATTTCTTGATGATAGTATAATAAATCTCTTACTAAAAATGATTTACCGGTGTCACGACGTCCTATTAAAACTACAACTGGACCTTTTGCCTCATTAGCCTTAAAACTAATATTTTTCATATCAAATTTTTTTAACTCAAGTGTCATATATATTATTATAAATTTTAAAAAATAATATATATACGCATTAATATAATATTTTGCTATACTTTTAAAAAGTATATAAATTATATTTAATAGCAATAAATAAGTTTAAATAATAGAGAATTTATATATTAAATAGCTAATGATGGTTGACGTAAATTATCAAAAAAGAAAAAATTTGGAACTTTTTAAAAGTTTAGAAAGTTCAAAAACATTGTTTCTCTCTAAAACACAAAATTATATTCCTATTTATAAGAGATTTTTTTCATTGAATGAAAAAAATTGGAATAGTATCAACCTAAATAATAAATGGTATATTTCAAGTATTAAGGAAAACGACGAAGAAAATTGTAATTTATTTGAATGCAAAATTAAAAATATAAATACACAAAAAACAAAAGATAAAGATGTATTTTTTAAGTTAGCACCTCTTTTGGACCCATATAAATACTTAATTGGAAAATACGATATTACTAATAAAGATTTATTTAACTTACCTGATATTAATTCTAATGAGTCATGTGTTAATTCTAAAATTTTAGATTGTAATAATTCAGCATATGTTGATGGATTTTTTATATATTTATCTAGTAATTTAAATCAATCCAATAATTTTTTACACGGCTTAGACTATTATGGTTCATTTCTTTCTATTAAAAATAATTATAAACTGAATGTATTTGATGATTTAGAGTATTTAACCAATTCTGATTTTTTTAATAAAAATAAAAATATATTATTTGAAGTAAATAACTATGACCATATTTTTCAAGATGAAAACAAAAAGAAAAAACCAATAAAAATAGAGTATAACTCTAGCGCAAAATCTAATTTATCAATTAAATCATTTGATGAAGAAATTTTTGGAGAAATTTTTCAAAATATCGAATTAAATTCTGACAATTTAAAAGAATTAAGTTCATGTGAGTTAATTGATATGTCATCTTCAAATATTCTTGAAAATAACTGCAAATCCGCAACAATAAAAAGTAGTTCTACCTGTTCATCAAGAACTTCTCACACATCATCTGAAAATAGCGATGATAAAGATTTTGAAGAAACAGAAAGTCAAGAAAATTCAGAAAATAATAAAGAAGACGATAATGAAGACTGGGAAGATATTGATGATGATGATACTAATGATACTGATACTGATATTGAAGAAACAATTGAAGCTACAATTCCACAGTTTCCAGTTCAAGTAATTGGCATGGAATACTGTGAAAATACATTTGATGACCTTATTTTATCAGATGAATTAAAAGATGAAAAAGAATGGTTTTCAGCATTTATGCAAATTATTATGATTCTAATTACTTATCAAAAAACTTTTGCGTTTACTCACAATGACCTTCACACAAATAACGTAATGTATAATAGCACAGATAAAAAATACTTATTTTATTGTTATAAAAAAAAATATTACAAAGTTCCGACATTTGGTAGAATATTTAAAATAATAGATTTTGGTAGAAGTATTTATAAATATGATGGCAAAATATTTTGTAGTGATAGTTTTCAAAATGGTGGTGATGCCGCAACTCAATATAATACAGAGCCATATTTTAATGATAAAAAACCAAGATTAGAACCCAATTATAGTTTTGATTTATGTAGATTAGCATGTTCTATATTTGACTATTTAGTTGATGACTTAGATGAAAT